TTGTCAGTTTTTACACAATTAGCAAAAGCAGTACCTTCCAACTCCTGAGCAATAACCCCTACAAACTGCTGTGATGGGCTACCAGACTTCATAAATTCAGCGGTAAAGCGATAGTTCTTAGGATTAACCTGCTTTAACTCGGTCAGACCCTTATTGTAGGCTGTGATGTCTTGTTTGTAACGAGAATCTGAGTAGCTGTTAAACGATCCACCACCGACTTTTTGAACGTCTGACAGGTCGAAACCAGCCGATGTCGCACCCACAAACAGCCGCATATTGCCAGCGATACGAATCTGAGCCTCAGCACCTGTCCAGTACAACGAGCTAGTTGACGTAAAGTTATAACCGCCAACAGATAGCGGAGCAGTATCAAATGTCTTAGTTCCTGCAAAATTTTGGCTACCAGTATTAACAATGCCAGAAACAGTCGATGAGGCTGTAGGCAACGCAGACGATGACCAAGAGCTACCGTTAGAAGTTAATACATGACCGCTAGAGCTAGGAGCTACTGACGATACAGCAGACGTACCATTACCCACCAATACCGCACCTGTGGATAGTGAAGCTACACCAGTACCACCAGCAGCTACGTTTAATGTGCCATTAAGTGATATAGAACCAGATGACGTTACAGGTGAGCCAGAAACCGTAATGCCTGATAGGTTAGACGTTATACCTACGCTAGTAACCGTACCAGTTCCCGGTGTAACAGTACCCCAAGCAACGCTAACACCGTCAGTCGTTAGGTATTTACCTGAGTTGCTCGTCTGAGAAGGCATCAGAGCATTAATCGCTGTAGGTGCTGTGGTGTTTCCAGTGCCGCCCTGAGCTATCGGCAAAGCGTTCGTTAGGGTTACAGTGCCACTAACAGACAAGTTACCGCCAACAGTAAAGTTATCCCCATCAGACCCTGCTTGCTGGTCTTTTAACTGAGACATCAATTCACGGATAGCGTTATTGATGTTTGATGGCGCACAACCTTCAGCAATATTAATCCCACCAATGTCAGTGTTATTAGCCGCTGTTGCGCTGTATTCGCTAATCTTGTTCTTTGCCATGATTATCCTTACTGACCCAATAGCCCAGTTACAGTACCCAAACCGGCAGCCATAGGAACATTACCCACAGCCCTTTGTTGCATCCTTTTGCGTAATTCTTGCAGTATCGCTCTCTGTTCAATAGGATCAGATGCAAATAGACGCTTCTGCAATTCTGCCGATGTTTCTCCGCTAATACCTTTAGTCCTAGCAGCACCTTGGCGCAGTAGTTCCATAGCAGCACCACCGATGCCACCAGTTGCATAACTTTGAGCCAATCCAGCAGCTTTGCCAACACCCTCGCTAGTCGCTAAACGCTCACCAGTTTGGGAACCGCCAATAATGCCCTTAGCTGTCTTTGACTGACGCTCTAAAGCATCTACATACTGAACAAAATCCTTATACTGATTCTCGTCAGTAAACGCATAACGCATTAAGGATTTCTGTTTATCACTCTTAAAGATTTGGCGAGTAAAGTCACCGCCTTTGAAGTTTTCCAAACGCTTATTTACGTCAGCCATCATACCGAGACGGAAAGCCTCTTTTTCAGAGTCATTCATCTTCTTTAGCTTGTCGTAGGCTTCTTTGAAGTCAAGTTTCTGGTAATCCTGACCGGTCTCAAACGATGACCGGATACGCTCGTTATCAGCAAACTCCTTGTTTGCCTTTGCGTAATCTGGATTCTTAGCCTTAATTAAATCGTTGAACTCGCGTCTTACGTTAGATACATCTCTGCCGTAAGAAGTCACTTTTCCAGTAATAGAGTCAGTATTTGATTCAACAATACGATCTAAGCCAATCTTGATTTGATGCAAAATCTTCGTAGGAACAAACTGAGCGTTTCTAACTTGCTCTAAGTCAGGCAATGTATCACCGTAAACACCAGCGCGTTTCTGTGCTTCTTCGTAAGCCTGTTGGAATACAGGACGATCAGCGTACTTCCTAAAGTCTCTAGCATCCACAGCAAGAGAATAGGCTTTAGGATACTTAGCACTAGCCATTGCTTGCTGGTTTTCTGCTAAGAATTGCAGGTATTCGTAACCGTTAGCATTTTTTCCAAGTCCAGCACGTTGAACCAAACCCTTAACAATATCGTTAGGCTGGTCAATCATGCGAGACTCAAGGAAAGTCAATGTCGCATCTTTCCGAGCAGACGGAACCACATAAGCCGAATAAGCCAAGTCCTGAAGGCTCTTGCTAATGTCTGCCAATACAGGACGAGGAACGTTAAGACGCTCCATTTCCTGCAATACGGCTTGAGCTTCGTTAGGAGTTAGGTTATCTTTCTTTAGGGCATCAGCAATGAGTTTTGACGCTGCTGTAGGCTGATCTCCAACACCTGAAGCCACTAGAATATTTTTGATTACGCTACCAGCACCACGAATTGCGGCAGGTACAACAGCACCAGCAGTAGCACCAAAAACACCAGTTTCTAAGGCTTTACCAGAAACATCATCAGTCGCAGTACCAACACCAGTTAATGCACCAGTAACCCCGCCAACACCAGCACCTCTAGCTATCTGACCCGGAAGTGTTCTTCCAGTTACCGCCTCTTGGACAACTGGAGCAGCCTTGCCAAGCGTCTTAAATGCCGCCAGTGGAGCCAATAAAGCACCACCAAACTCTGTTACGCCACCCGTAACAGGGTATTCAGCCTGAAATGCACCCTGCTGCGCTCTAAGACGGTCTCTAAGTTGCTCGTATTGTTTGCCAGATACAGCACCAGACCGCAAAGCAGCCTCTAGTTCCTCAGCAAATCCAAAAGTCGCGCCTTGAGCAGCAGACCTAGCCGCTTCTATTCTAGGAGAAAATGGAATCTTTGGCTCCATTACGGAACCCTGCATATTTCTCTGGATAGCGGAAGAAATTTCCTGATCTGTCATGTAATCAGGAAACTCTACTCTCCCCATGCCGGGAACCTCAATAACCTTTGCCATTACTCAATCCTTCCGGTAGCAGGGTTATATTTCTTTGTAGGAGCAGCAGGAGCCTCTATCTTGTAATACTTAGAATATTTGCTGCCAACAGGATCGTTACTCATTATTTCGTAGTTCTGCTGATGAGAAGCTATCTTTTGTTGAGCAATCTTTTCAAGCGACGAAAGCAATGACCTAACTTCAACATCAGTAAAGTCACGCAAGTTACCAGCAGCAGCCCTAGCAATCAAACTACGTTCATTCTCTGTAATTGCCCCTTGACCCTTCATCGCCTCAGCCGCACTCAACTCTAACGAGGCAAGTCTTTGCATTGCAACAGCAGTATTTGCTAGTTTTTCTTGAGTATTCTTTCCAGACACACCCAAAGCAGTAGCAAATTGGTCAACAGCGCGAGGCGCACCAGCTTGGAAACCTGAGTAAACACCCTTATCTAACAATGGCTGAATACTCTGAATTGTTTTAACAGTATTAACGGCAGATTTTGCTTGCTGGAAAGATGCCCTAGTATCTTCAACGACACCTTTAGCAAATTCCTTTTCCATCTCTCTCGTACCCATATCAATAACGGTACGACCAGCCAATCTTTTCTGGATTTCTCTGTTATACAACTCTTGATCCAAACGACCAATTTCTTCAGCAGAAAGCTCCCTGATGCTTTTATTCGGGAACAATTTAGCCGCTACACGACGATCTTCATTCGTATAATCTTTTTCCCTCGTAACAAACTCAGTAGCTCGTTTGTTAATATCTTGCAATCCTTGTCTTAAATCACTTCCTGAAATACCACCAGTCATTGCAAGTTGCTCTAAATCTTCTACCTCCTGCTTAAACTGAGCAGGAACATTCGCTTTGAGTCCAGCAAAATCAAATTCTTGAGTGGATCGTCTTGCAATTTGCTTATCAAGAGTTTCAATCTGCTGTAGATTGTTGGCAATGATGTCTCTTGCTGTTTTTGTTGGCAGATTTGAAAGCCGATTATTTTGAGCCAATAATTCTTGTTTTCTTGCGTCTAATGGATCAAGTTTAAGTGGAGGTGCTGTTACTGTAAGCCCCGGCAAAACATTTTCGTTAGGAGCCGCTTCAGGCATTGGCATTTCTGGTGCAGCCATAGCAGCAGCAGGAGTTGGAGCAATAGGAGCAGCACTAGGCGCAGCGCCAGTCAATGCTTGCTGCAACGGAGCCATCTCAGCAAAGTATTTAATAGCCTCAGCAGGATTAGCCCGAATGTACGCTTGCATCATCGGGTCGTTAGCTACTCTTGGATCTTGGAGTAACTGATTGATCGCGGTAATTTGCGCTCTAGACTGCTGCAACTTCTGGACTTCTGCCATCTGACCAACGCCAGCCTGAAACGTCTGACCTGCACCGCCATAGCCAGCAGCTAGAGCATTTGCAATGTTTTGGAAAGCCGATCGAGGAGCGCCACCAGCACCCATACCCTGAGCCAAAGCAGCAACAGAACCTAGCAAACCAGCAATATTCGAGCGTTTCTCTAGTGAAGCCTGTTCCTGTGGACTCAACAACCCCTGATAAATGGTCGGAGTACCACCAAAGATATTAGGTATGTAATCTTCTAGTGCCATATGTCACCTATAACAGACTAATCTGTGGTGTTGCGAACGACGGTCTTTGGCGCTGATCCATAGGAATCTGATTACCTCTCATTAACCCCATACCCTCGATAGGTTGACGATTCATTTCTTGTTGCAATAAGTTAGAACCTACGTTCGTCGTAAATGGGTTTTCTTTGGCGAAAGTATTTAACGATGAAGGAACTTGTTTTAATGTTGCCAATAGACCGGGATTAGCCATCGTTGTACCAGCAGCAGTATTCATAGCGCCCATAGACAACGCAGGATTAGCAGCTATACCAGCAGCCTGAGTCGCTCCAGCACCAGCCGCAGCACTAGCGCCAGCACCAGCCGCAACAGCACCACCAATACCACCACCAACAGCACCTAGCAACGCACCCTTAATCGGATTACCACCTCTAGCAGCAGACATACCGCCACCTAGAGCAGCACCAACCATCGCCATAGTCACAGGATCGCCCATTATTTACCCCCACCAGATTGAGTAGTTGTTTCCAAAGGTGCGCCATAAAATATGTTCGCAGCACGTTGCAGACGATCCAATGGCAAGTCTTGTGCAGCTAAACGACCTTGAATAGCTTGCAAATCATAAGCCTCACGACCTTGACCAACCTGCAATAGACGCTGAATATCTGCGTAATCCTGAGCAGCCAATGAAGGAGCCAACTGAGCCGCCTGAGCCTGTCTCGCTAGGTCAGCAGACGTAATGTCAGAAGCCGTACTTAAAGCCCCTAGACGAGTCCTTAGAGCCGCTTGCTCACCCGCTGACAGACCGCTAGCACCTGCAAAGCGATTCGCTATAGCCTGTTGCTCTAGGCTACCTAAGCGACCCATAGCGGCTTCTTGAGCCTGACGCTCTAGCTGGTAATTCTGGAGATAAGCCTGTTGATTCTGTTCCGCTAAGGCACGAGCTAAGACATCCTGAGATTTAGCCGTTTGTTGTGCCATCGCACCAGAACCATAACGACCAGCAGCAGCAGCCTTAGCCTGTAAGTCCTTCATGCTCTCGCCAAAAGACTCACCAGCCAAACGATTAGCCTGAGCTAAAGCACCCTTTAGGAATTCGCTACCACCACCTAGATAAGCACCGCCAGCAGTGGATTTCGTTAGCCGAGCAGCCTCAGACTCTGGCTGACCTTCCATCATGGAGCGATAGAAACCAGCCGACGGATCGTAAGCACCCATCCCCATAGCCTCGATCTTCCCGGCATAAGGATTTGAGTAGCGCATTTGTTGAGCTATGACGTCTTGAGCTTGTCGAGTCAACGGAGAGCCAGCTAAAGCACGTTGCTCAGCCATTGACATAGCCTGTAACGTAGCAGCAGACGGACTAACCGCTAGAGTCTCCGGGGCTTCCGGCATCGCTTGATACCGCTTCTTTGCCTCATCTAAAGCAAAGGTAATATAGGGCTTAAATTCCTCGCCTATCTTTGTTTCGCTTGACTGTCCACCGCCACCCATATTAGACCTCGCAAATCCATTTTCTAGGACGGAATCCGTAATGGCTCGCCCTACGTTGCCAACCTTGACGATGACTGGAAAAGGTTAAATATTTGACATCAGAATTCTGTGCCATATTTTTAATGAATTGTAAACCTTTTTCAACCACTTGATAATCGTTTTCTACCGTCCAAGCCGCCCAAATGTGTAGCTCATGACCTAGCGGCTGTAATACAAAAAACCCTGCAAAATGCTTATTTTCTAACGCTATCCACAACATCGATTTCTGGTTGAACAGATCGACGTAAACATCTTCAACTATCCAAGGCTCAGGACTTTTTAGCTTAATCTCATCTAGTCCCGGCTTTATCGTTGCCCACCAATTTCGTATCTCCTGCTGCGGTATAAAGTTAAATTCAATCATCCGACGATAATGTACCCATAGGTTTTGTCTGCCGTACTGTTAGCCCAATGACTGACAGTTGCTTCCCCTTGTTGCTGGCTTGAAACGTAAAGATTGGTCGTAGCCGATGGCGCAACATAAGTTAGCGTAACAATAGCACTAGGAATAGATGGACGGGTAGGACTTGTGCTAGTTCCATATTGTTCTAGCGATACGCCTGTGTTTGTCGTTCTCCACATAATTTCAGCGTAATCGCCTGCGTTCATTTCTAAAACGTAATTCATCGCGGCAATTAGGTGGCTCGGATCACCTGTGCTTTTCCTTGCTGGCATATGGAAACGGCTATTCGAACCAGCCACATCCGACCCATTCTTACGGAACCAAATATCTACGTCTTGACCGTCATTGGTCGTGTTTTTAAATTGGAAAGAAAACTGGATGTTGTAAATCCCATAATTCCTAACGTTAAGCCTAGAACTATTGGAAAGGTAAATCCCATTGGAATAATCTGTTGTGTTAAAGGTAACTGCATAGGCTGTAGTCGTGTTCGCAGCCGTTTGGTCTGTGGAGTCCTGAAACGCTCCATAAGGAGCCGAATCAGCCTCAGCAGCATTAGATACCGGAACAAAGAAAATAAGGCTGTCGTTGCCTATACGACCGTCGTACAGGGTTGTTGTAACCGCATTACCTGTCGCTAGGGTCAGAAGTCCTGAGTTATTCGTCTTTCCGTCCATAATGCCACGAACAACCTCAGCAACATCACGCTCCGAGGCTCCAAATGGCGGTAATGTGCGAAATTGACGAGTCATCGATCACCAGCTTTCGTTACATCGACATCAACAGCCACCACAGTACGCCAGTTGCTACCCGTAGGACGTACCTTTACCCTGTGATAGTTGCCGCTAGACCGCACAGATACCCGATTTATCGAGTCTGGCGAGGCATAATCCGTAAAAGTAACGTTATCTTGGAGCAATACTCGACCAGATACCGCTACATCGCCACTACCATTGTCAACAATCGGCTTAACTAGGGTCATTAAGCTCCTGCCGATGTCTAAATCGTTCGTCGTAACAGAGGCTTCAGCATAATCGCCCGTAAACCCGTACACTTTTTGACCGTAAACCGCTGCTAAGAACCAAGTTCCACCCGCATAAGCACGATCATCTAGCGTAATCGACGCAGCATCAATCGATGGCAACGATAAAGTACAGTTACTCGTCGTAATCGTGCCTGAACCTACCGTCGTAAACGTGAAACTGTTGTCATCGACCTTAGTAATTTGATAAAACCCGTCAGCAGCACCACCAGATGTTGCGTCAAAGTAAACAAAAGCATTGGTATTTAGCCCATGATTGTTTGCCGTTACGGTAACAGTCGTAGTTGTACGAGTATAAGTACCTGCTAGCGTATTCGTTCCCGGAGTAATCGAGAGCTTATCCAATGCCTCTAGCGAAGCCGAGGAAGTCACCACATAAGAGATAGACTTAACGTCAATCGTAGAGTAAGACCAGCGATTTAGCTTCTGGCTGTAAATAAGTAATTTGTTACCTGCGGCTGTTGGAACTACCCAAATAATGAGCGATCTCACAGGGTCAACCGTCGCACTCATCTCGTTAGTTACTTTGCTAATCGAGACATTCTCAAAGAACCAACGGTCAACCTTCTCAGCACCAATTGCCGTAACCGTTTGTCCGTTACAGGCATAGAAACCATCGTCCGCTAGGAAGTAGGTAATTCCTGATAACTGAGCAATCGAGCCGTTAGCGATACATCCCAAAGACCGAGAGATAGCGTCAAACTGGAAGAAGAACGGGCTACCAGCATACGTCATCCGGTAAATCGCCTTTTCCAAGAAGATCAGCCCGTATTCACCGCCAGCAATACCAGTAATATCGCCGCCGTCAGGAAGCACCTGAGCATCAGCTTGGGCAGCCAAGGATGGAGTCCAAACAGTCTCGTTATTAATATCCGACCAGTAAACCTTAGATTCCTCGCCAGCTACGTTAGCCGCTACAACGAAATCTCGGACTACTGTAACAAACTTAGCAATAGGCGCATCAGCGGCTAGGTCTGCAAATGCCGTACTCGAACCTAAGTCGTAAGCCTGTAGCTTAGAGTTACCGTCAGCAGCGATAACCACAGCACCAAACTGCGTCACATCCCATGCCAAAGCCGAGTAACCGCCAGCCTTACTAACATCAGTATATGAGTTGTTTGACGTATCGAACTTGTATAACTTAGAAGCACTAGCCGCAAACAAGACATTCTGACCGCCGTACTTACCACCAAAGCAAGTTAGCAAAGTCTCGGAAGCCTGAGTCTCATCGTTAGGATAAGGCTCAATATTGGGGATAGGCGCATAGCCACTAGCAACCGGATAACAGTTCACCGCATCCGATACCGCCTGAACGATACTCGGCTGATCTGGTAGCCACTCACCAAAGTTTATTCTTGTCGTTGCCATGTATCACTCACCGGAGAAACTTTCGTCCATTCTTCACCGTAAATCATGCCGTCAGCAGTTACCACAGCCTTAGCACTGATTGACCCTACAGCACTCGATCTCGTAACCCCACCAACGCAACGAACGTCAGCCTCAGCAGTAACCGCAGCAGATGCCAAAACAGCATTGTTAGCGATGGCACTAAATCTACCTACGCCAACAATCTGAGCAGCAGCAAACTTAGCCGTTCCACCTACTGCCGTAACCGTAGCCCTGCCTAAAATAGACGCTACAGCAGTCCTAGAGTAGCCTCCTAGCGCAGTGACTACGGCACGACCAGTAACAGCCGCTGAACCCTGTATAGCCCCCTCGTAAGCCGTTACAACAGCCCTACCGAGGATTGCACCAGAAGCATTGACCGTCTTAGTTCCAGCCGCAGTAACTAACGCTCGACCGTTAATCGCCCCTGACGCTGTGACAAGCGTAGTGATGCTATCTTCAGATATTGCAGCAGCAGATAACGGTAGGAATCCAAGCATTTAAGGCTCCACAGCCCAAGTTACTGACCAAGGGAAACCCTCTTGTGACGGAATATCACGCAAGGCTTGACGATAAGCAGCCCAAGCCGCCTGATCCACCGGAGCATCAGCAACTTGCGTCCAATCTGAAGCAGTCAGCTTACGGTTTCTTTCATCCCGTACAGATTTTGCCTGATTTGCATCAATAGAGGCAATGGCTTCAGCGTCCATATCCGCAACGGAGAACTTGGTAAACCACTGTCCATTGATTTCCTCGACACCATCTCGGTAAGCAGTCTGGTATCTCGTTGGCTGTGCTTGTGCGCCATTTAACACCGGATCAGCATCAAAGCCATTGAGTAGCTCAACCGTTAGCTGTTGAGGAAAACTGGTATTCGGATGAGCAGCGCGGAACTCGCTCTCTGTCATCACTTGCCCTGTTCGTAGTCTGATTTCCATAGTTGTCCTCAAGCAATAGCAAGGTAAATGTAGGTTGCGGTGTTCACGTTGATGTTCGTGGCTGACAGCTGGTTGACGATGAAGCCACTGTTATCGGGGTCGATGCTGTCATCGGTGGTCACTTCAGCCGCTGATGAATTCACTGACAATCGCGAATCATTACCGCTGACGATACCTCTAGCAGTATCCCAAACGTACCAATCGCCTGTTGAGTCTGTGCGCTTAATCATTACGAATCGCGCACCAGCAGTAAATCCACAGTTGATCGTCTGGTTGCTGCCGTTGCCTGTGTAGCTGCCTACTTTGGAAACGCCTGAGACAGAAGCGAATAAGTAGGAGACGTATGTTCCACCTGAAGCATTAACGTCAATATCAGCTGAATCCAAAGTTATTTGAGTTGATGTTGGAGAAGTACTGTCCATGCCGCCCCATGTGCCAGAGGCAAAATTTCTATGCAGATAAATGACATTTCCAGCACCTAAAGCCGTGTGATAAACCATCCACCAACCAGTTGAGTCGCGCCTTTTGAAAATAATCATTTCAGGAGCGACGCCAAGATTGTGCGTGATTGTCCGATCCGCACCAGTGCCGGAATAGCACACCACATCAAAGAATCCGGGAGCGCGACGGAAGAAGTAGTTAATGTAGGTAATGGAGGTGGCGTTTATGTAGCCTTGCGCAGTGTCTGATCCTACCGTTATCCCATCCATCGTAAATGACATAAGACCAGACGTATCGCCAACTTCAGCGGCAGTGCCTGTCGTAACCAGAACATTGTTAGCGCCACGCAATCTGTCGTAAACCCCCGTTCCGTAACCGTTTGTCCTTGCTGGAGAAACCACAAAATCCGGCGCAAACCCAACGCCCGAAACCGTTGCCGAAGCGCCAGTCCCTGACCGCGCAATGCCGCTATAAACACTCGTCCCGCTCGTCGGCGTTTTCATCGGGCCACGACGGATGGCGATGTAGACGCAAGTGTTCCCTGCCGTTATTGCGTGTTCAAAACCTGTTGATGTTGGCTTTGGGTAGTTGGCGTTGGCTTCTACATCAGACAGGTTTGGAAATAAATTTTGCGTGGTGCTTGATGCAACACCCCACCCGCGCATATTGTCAACCATAACCCAATTACTAGTAGCGTCTGCGTTTTTAAACAATAGCCATTGAGGTTCGTATCCAAGCGTGACTGTTTGTATGCCGCCTGTACCGACAAAAGCTCCACACGAAATCACATTGTCCGTACCAGCAGCGCCAAAGCCTCCGGCGTCGTGGGCAAATAGGTACATGACGTAAGTAGCATTCGCCGTTAAATAGCCAGCGGAAAAAGTTACGTTACTAGCATCTGCGGTATATGAGATAGCACCACCAGCTTGAGGAGAAGTAGTACTCAAACCTAAATATTGATTTGATGCTAATGACCTGTGATTGACAATCCAAAACTGAGAGATTCCGGTAGCCTTAGTAATCACACAGCCGGGAGTTGAACCCAAGTTATGCGGCACTACGATTGTTCCACTGGCAGGAGCAGTAAACGTAACTACATCAAAGAACTTTGCTTGCTTTCGGAATGTCCATGAGACGAACGCCGCGTTGTTCTCATTAACGTATGCGTACCCATCAACACCAATATTGAAGCCAGTACTAGAAACCGAAGTAATATCCCAAGTTGACGAAGATACGCCGGCTTGCCCATCACTTAAATTAGAACTAAGTCGGTTTCTAAAATTATCTCTTGCGGAATCAAAAAGAACATTAGCGCGAGCATTTGGACTGCGTTCTTTTATCCAAACTAATCCACCTTTCGTCAGGTCAACCCCATTTGTAATTGTCTGCGACGTGCCGTTGCCCGTATACAAGTACGTCGAGAATACGTCCTCAATGTAAACCGCAGGCGGCGCAGAGACAGAAGCGGCTAACGCTTTCTTAGAAAACATTAGGCATCTCCCACTCGCGC